CCCGCCGCTGCGAGTTCCACGGGCACTCACGCCGATGGCCCAGGTTGACGCCTGACGGGTCGGGCTGGCAGGCGCACGGGGCCAGCGTCTCGCGCTCGTCGGTCGTGGTGACCGCCTGCAGCGTCCCACCGGCGTTCCGTGCATCGGCGACGCCCCGCCAGAACGCCTGCGCCGTGTCGCTCGGCACGTACGGCACGCCCGCGATGGTGACCGCTCGGCGGGCGTGCACGTCGCGCACCAGCCGCTGCAGGTCGACGCCGCGCAGCGCGTTCGGGACGGCGCTTGGCGGGAACGCGCCCGGCGTCACGTCGTCCAGCGCCTTGACCGTCTCGGCGTGCTTCGCCAGCAGGTCGGCGTGCTCGGCGCGCAAGCCGTTGAGCCTGTCTATGTAACGCTTCCGCGCCCTTTCGGACTCATCTCGCTGGCGCAGCGCCTCGCGCAGATCGATGTCATCTCGCTGGCGCAGCGCCTCGCGCAAGTCGATGCGCTCGGCCTCCAGCAGCCGCTGCACCTCCACTGTGCGCAGCGTCTGCTCGCGGGCCTCGGCGCGAGCAGCCTCCAGGGTGTCGCGCGCTGCGTCGCGCTGGCGTAGTGCCTCGTCCCGGTCTGCGGCGTACCTGTCGAGAGCTTCCGCGTGCCACCTGTCGAGGGCTTCCACGTGCAGCTTGTGCGCCTCGTGCAGGGCGGTCTCGGCCGCGCTCACTGGACCCCCGCTCCACGCCGGATCGCCGCGGAGAAGCCGCCGCCCGGCCCGTCGCCGCCCTTGTCCGCGTCGGACGTGGTGCGGCGCCGGACGGTCGTGGTGTCGGTCGTCGCGGCGCGGTCCTCGGCCAGCGCCTTGGCGTCGGCCTCCAGCTCGGCCTGCGTGTTGCCGACCAGCCGGGCCGCCCACGTCACCGGCAGGCCGGCGGCGACGGCCACCTCAAGCCGCATGGCCTTGGCCTCGGCCTTCTCGGCGCGCTCGGTCGCGGCCTTGGCCGCCTCGTCCCGGCGCTGCTGCTCGGTCTTGTTGGCCTCGACCTGCTCGTCGTACTTGGACGCCTTCTCCGCGAGCGCGTCGGCCCGCTCCCGCTCGGCCGTCGCCCGCGCCTTGATGCGCTCGATCGCGCGCTTGCCGGGGTCGCCTAGCGCCGCGAGCTCGTCGGCGGTCAGGTCGTCGTCCTGCCCGCCCGCCTTGCCGGCGTCGTCCTTGCTGGTGTCCTTGTCGGGGTCGTCGTCGGCCATGGGCCTACGCCTCCTGGTGTCGGTGCCGCGGAAGGTCCGCAGCGTCTGGCACGGTACAGCGTGGAGCCTTGTCGTCAAGCCACCGGACATGCGTGGCGACTGGAGGGTGCAGTCCTCGACCGGCCGGCGCTCGCCTGGTGGCGGTGCACACGGTGCCCGGCGCGCACAGCAGCGCCGCCCGGACCGGAAATCGACGGGCGGCGCTGGCCGGAGGGGTGGGTGGCCTAGATGCGGAGGGGTTGTTTCCTGCCTGCAGCCCGTACTTTCGGGGACTCCGCTCCCCCTGCAGGTTCGCCGGTCGCCTGCTGCTCTACCTGAGACAGCGACCGAAGTCCGTTATGCGCCTTGCGGCGGGCAGCCGGACCAACACCAGGACCGTACGACGGACGATGAATGCCTGTCAACCCACCGTCGGCAAGTCCTTGACCGGCGTCAGGACGTGACTCGCCCGCCACCCTGGGTTGTCCCGCCGCTGCGCCATCGCCCGCAGCGGCACGCCGTCCTTGTAGGCCGCCAGGCGAGCCGGGCCGAGCACCTGCCGCTGCTGCGCCTCGGGCAACCGGGCGAACGCCCTGTCGCGGTCCTGCAGGCCCAGCGTGCCCGGCGTCTCGCCGACGAGCACCGGCGACTGTGTGCAGCGGCACTGCTGGTGACCCTCCTGGTGCACGTCCGGGGCGAACACCTCGCCGTGCATCGCCCAGCACGCCCCGCACGTCCGCGGGTCCAGCGTCGCCATCCACTCCCAGCCGGCGACCACGCCCGACGCCGCCAGGTACGACGCGGTGGTCGCCACCCGGCTGGCATCGATCAGCTCGGTGCGGGCCAGCACGAGCGCGCGCTGCATGCCGCCTGCGAACGCCGTGCGCACCTCGTCCACGATGGCCGCAGGGGCGGCGTCGAGCTCGGCTGCGGAGCCGATGCCCAGGCGCTGCGCCGTACCGATCTGCGCGCCCCGCACGATCCCGCGGGCTGTGTCCGCGACGGACGCCCCGCGGGTCACGCCCTTGAGCAGCCCGTCCCGCAGCGCCGCCTCGGCCTCAACGGACAGCACGAGGTAGCGGCTGGCGATCTGCTCCTGCGACCGACGGACGATGGCGCGCAGCTCGCCGGCAGGCACCCGGTCGAACGTGTACAACCGCGGGCCTGCCACAGCGTCTAGTACCTGTAGGGGCAGGTCCATGACCGGAGCCACCACGCCGGTGACGCTGACCCCGACGACGGCCCCGACGCGCTGCAACTCGACGGTCAGCTGGTCGAGGGCGCGCTGCAGCCGGGCGGTGCGGTAGGCGGCCGGGTTGCGCTGCTCGCCGGTGCGCACGGCGTGCTCGTGCGCTGCGGCGGCCGCGGCCACGAGGTCGTCGCGGGTGCTGACCCACGCCTTGACGTACGCCTCCACGGCGGCGGCGGTCACGCTGTTGACGTGGCGGGCGATGGTGACGCGGCCGGCCTGCAGGATGCGGACGCGCTCGGCGGTGCTCGGCGTCGTCACGAGCGCAGGCTACGCCTCGCAGAGCGCTCGGGCGGTAGCCGCGAGGTCGGGCGCGGGCGATGCCAGGGCCAGTCGCAACTCCAACGCCGTGAAGCGCCTGGACCAGTGGCGCAGTGCGCCCGCGTCGTTCACCGCGACGGCTGCCGCCAACCGGGCGTCGCGGCGCAGCGGGAACACCCACCGGTCCTTCACTGCCTGCGTTGTCTCACCATCCCACGATCCGAGCCCCGTGGGTGGCGGGCGCAGGCGGTGCCACGTCGGCGCCCACAGCCAGTTGCAGGCGCGGTACAGCTCGCCCCTGTGCCCGTTGCTCGGGTCGCTGTACGACAGCAGCGTGGTCACCTCGGGCAGCCGCTCGCGGATGAGCCGAACGGCGGCAGCGTGCGACCTGCTGCCGGCGTTCGGTCCGGCGGCGGGCGTGAGGCACCAGCGGGACAGCTCCAGCACGCTGCCGTCCGTCGCCCAGCGCCGCGACGTGGGACGGCGCCACACCATCGCGGCCACCACGTCGTCATCGCGGCGTCCGGCCAGAATGAGCCGACCGCTCTTGAGTGGGCCGAGGTAGTGCTCGGCCTGCAGTAGCGGGGCGATGGTCGGGGCGTCGCTGACGGACCACTCGGCCGTAGACGGGTGCGTCACGCGGCCTTGCGCTGATCGTCCCGCGCCTCGCAGGCGCAGACGTGGACGTGCGGGCGAGCGGCTTGCGCTTGGGGCAGTCGGCACTGGTGGTGTACGTCGCCCTGCCAAGTGTGCAGGCAAGACTTGACTTCGCGTGGCGTCGGCATGCGCTAGACCGTAGCGGGACTGCCACCGCCCGTCAAGCCACCCCCGACGCCCGCGGCGGCGTTGAGCCGAGCGAGCGCGCCCCGCCCCTCGTCTAGTTGCCGCAGCGCGTCGGCGCTGGCGTTCGCCCGCTTCGTCTCGGTGTCATCGAGCGCGTCCTGCACCGCCTTGAGGTCGTCGGCCGACCAGCCGACGTGCTGCAGCGCGACGGTGAGCGGCACGCCCGCGTCGGTCCACAGCTTCACCTCCTCGGCCACGTCCTTATCGTTGGCGAACGCCGCCGGCTCCCAGGCGGGCTCCACGTCGTAGCCGCACAGCGACCACAGGTCCCGCCAGGCCGCGCCGTACATCTGCTGGTGGTCTTCGACCATGCTGACGAACGGGCCGCTGTCTTTGGTGACCTGCTCGCCGCTGCTGGCCGACCCACCGGCGGACTGGCGCAGGTTCTTGGGCAGCATGGCGAGGGTCAGGAAGGTGTCGACCTCCTCGCGCTTGGCGCTGTCGAACTGCGAGATGTCGGCCACCTCGAACTGCCCGACGCGGGTAGGCGGCGTGGTGCCGTTCTCACCGTCACCGCCGGGGTCGATGGTCCACACGGAGCCGGGGACGTTGCGCAGTGCGTTGTCGGGGATCGGCTGGTCAGTGAGGGCGTAGCGCTGACCGAGGATGGCGAACTCGGCGGCGATGATCTTACCGACCGCCAACTTGTTGATCTTGTCGTTGACGGGCGACAGGGAGTCCAGCCGGGAGCGCCCGCGCTTGTCCTTGGCGAAGCGTACGAACGGCGGCGCCCCCATCGGGTTGTCCCCGCCCGGGTCGTCCGGGTCCAGCTCGAACCGCTCAGCCTTGGGCGGCTCTCCGCCGTTGCTGTTGCGCACCGTCCGTAGGCGCACCACCTCGTCGGCGTAGTAGACCGTCGCCCGCCAGCGCTTCTCGGCGTCGTCGCGCCACACCTTCACGTCGAACACCTTCACCCGGCCGCCGGCCCCGCGCTGCACGTAGACGTTGCGGGCGTCCTGCTCTGTGATGTCGTACAGCGGCACGCCGTCCTCGTCCACCGCCTGCGTGTCGTCGTCCGGGTCGTCGGGGTTGGCGTACCGCGGCCACACCATCAGGTAGTGCTCGCCCGCGATGCCGGCGACGCGGTGCACCTCCTCCTGCTCGATGTCCAGGCCGTTGGCCTCCATCTGCGCGTTGACCGCAGCCACCATCTGCTCGGCCGCCGCTGCGGTCACCTTGTCCTCGCGGCGCACCGTCCAGCCGGCGAGCTCCAGGCGCAGCACCACCGCCTCGATGGCGAGCTCGCACCAGTTGTCCTCCAGCTTGGCCTTGAACTGCTGGCCGAAGATCTCCTTGAGCTTGCTCGTCATCCACAGCTGGTCGTGCTCGCCCAGGTAGTAGCGCCACCGGGCGTCGACCAGCGGCTTGCGCTTGGCGAGCGCGTCGAGGGCCGTCTGCAGATGCGCACGGACCTGCCGGCCGTCGTCGGCGTCCCAGCGGCGCGGCATCAAGGGGTCGAGGGTCTGCGCACCGGGCTGGAACATGCGCGCCTCGGACACGGTGATGCTCACGGGCGGGCCTCCTGGTAGGTGCTGCGGTCGTACTGCGCCCGGTCGTACCCGGCGGGCGGCGCGGACAGCGCGAGAGCGCGACGGGCGGCGTGGGCCGTCGTGGCGCGCTTGCCGCTCACGGTGACGCACGGGGCGCCGGGCACTGCGAGGCAGTACGGGCACAGCACGGGCGGCCAGGTCATCGCAGGTCGCGCTTCGCCTGGCGTGCAGCCTCGCGGGCCTTGTCGCCCTCACGCTTGCGCAGGCGACGGCGGGTGGCGCGCTGCGCGGCGGCCTTCACGCGGTGGGTGGGCCAGATGACTGCCATGCGGACAGGATGCCCTACACGCCTCGTGTAGCGGGCGCACGGCGCGTACGCCGCCGCTTCACGTCTAGCGGGATGAGCCGGGCCTGCGCCCACACCAGCGCGTCCATCAGGTCCGGGCTGGCCTCCTTGCCGTCGCCCGTGTACGACACCAGCTGGTCTTCGAGCGCCTCGTGCTTGCCGACGTGGTGCGCGCGGCGCTGCTCGTACAGGGCTACGGTCGGCTCAGCCCGTGTGATCTTGCCTTTGCGGGTGGCGGTGACCTTCTCCACGCGCATGGTCACGCCGGCGGCGTCGAGGGCCGTGGCCAGGACGGTGGTCAAGTAGTCGCCGCCGTTGTTCGCCTCCACCACGAGCTCGTCGGCGCCGTACAGCAGCGCCAGCTCCACCGCGCGCGTGCAGGCCTCGGTCGGTGTCCAGCGGTCCTGCTCGCTGTGCAGGACGTACAGGTGCGGTGCGAGCAGCGCACGTGCCCGGTCCACGACGCCAGGCGGCGGCTCCCATCCTTCGGGCGCCGGGCCGCGTCCAGCGACGCACAGCCCGGTGGCGTCGCTCTCTTCGCCGCTGGTCACGGCCGGGTCGATGGTCACCACGATGCGCTCGAGCTCGGGCAGCGTCGCACCGTGCGCTGCGGCGAGCAGCGCCCGACTCCACAGCGCCCCCTCGATCTCGCCCGCGAGGATGCCGTACAGCTCCTGCTGGCCCAGGCTGGTGCCGTCGTACTGCTCCAGCAGCTTGTCGAGGATGACCTGCGGCAGGTTGGCGGCGTTCTCCATCGTGGAGCCGGTCGACAGCACCGTGTCTCGGGCGGCGACGAGCTCGGACAGCAGGGTGAGCGGCCGGGGTGTGGTGCTGATGAGGATGCGCGGGCGCTCGCCCAGGCGCAGGCCGAACAGCAGGTTGTCCCAGGTGGTGCGCGGGTGCAACCACCAAGCTAACTCGTCGCAGTTGTGTATCAAGACACCCGCGGTGCCGGCGTAGAACTCACTCGCCCCCTCGACCGTCAGGTCGTAGACATCACAGGCCGTGCGCGGCTCGACGCGCAAGATAGCCGTGGCGGACCCGGCAGGCGTTGCTGCAGTAGCTGCTGTACGTGGCTCGGCTCTCGTACGTCTCGCCGCACTGCTCGCAGACCCTGACCACCGGCTTGCGCTTGGCCCACATCGCGTGAGCACCAGCCGGGGCGTGCATCGCGCGATGATCCGCCACAGGCTTGGGCGCGAGGTTGACGAGGGTGTTGTTGGCGCGGTCGTGGTCGATGTGGTGCACGTCGTGTCCTTCGGGCACCCCGCGCCCTTCGGCTGCCCACACGGCTCGGTGCAGCAGGTGCCCGGTCCGATCTCGGTAGTAGCCGTCCTTGCCGTTGCGGTACCAGCGGTAGCCGTTCCAGTCGAAGTAGGCGGGCGGTCCGGGCTCAGGTGCGGTAGGCATGACAGCAGGCTATCGCCTGGTAGCAGACTCCCGGCCTCACGCCACGCGCCGCCCGCCCAGACCTTGTGATCGGGAGTCACGCGCACGCTGCCCCGCTCGGTGACCAGCGCCAGCGTCGACTTGTGGCCCATGTAGCGCGTCGCCGTCACCGGCCTCCACCCTCGGCGGGTCAGCACCACGTCGCCGGCTTGCACGGCGCGTGCCTGACGCCAGCCCTCGCGGGTCAGCACGGGCTCGTCACCCGACACGCACCAGGCGTAGTGGTGCTGCGGACCGCGGAGCTGCCGGGGCTTCTCGCCGCTGTAGAGGTCGGCGCGGCTGCCGTTGGTCAGGATGAGCTGCCCTAGCGAGCGGTTCCACTTGTAGCCCACGCCGTAGCGGTCGAGCACGGCGAGCAAGCCGCTCTCGCCCTCCACCATCGTGTCGCGCCCGTCATCGAACGTGGCGGCCACCAGAGCGACGCGGCAGCCCGGCTCGTTGATGAGCCACAGCGCGACCGTCTCGGCGCCGGTGCGCGTCTTGCCGAAGCCTCGGCCGGCGAGCAACAGCCACACCAGCCAGTCGCCGGGCGGCGGCAGCTGGTTGGGGCGAGCGCGGTTCAGCCACGCGGCGAGGGCGGCCTGGATGCGACGGGCGCCGCGCTTCAAGCGCCGACCTTGGGCCAGCCCGTTCCCACGCGCACCTTGCGGCGCGACCGTTGCACGAGGATGCGTAAGCACATGCGGCAGGTCACGGGTTCAGAGGTCGCTTGCCAGTCAGTCTCTTGCGCGATGACGCTGCAGGCCACTTGCGGTGTCCCGTCGGAGAGCACTCGGTCGACGTGATGCACGTTGCGTGTGTGGACGTTCTGCGCGGCCTTCACCGCTGACCCTTCCCATGTAGCCGTCGGTGGCATCGCGCGTGCACCTCGACCAGCGTGCTGTCGTCGCCGTGCACCCGGTGGTGGAACACCAGCGGGCCGGGCTTGTGGCAGGACCAGCAGACCTTGCGGGGCTGCGGGTGGTGGCCGTGCTCGCGGTGCTCGGCTGTGGGGCACTCGGCCAGCAGGCGCTCGGCGCGCTCGCGTAGAGCCGGGGCGAGTTCGGGCGGGAGGGTCACCGCCGGTCCAGGATGGCGCAGGCGATGGCAAGCAGCGCGAGGACTTGCGCCTCTACGGGGTGCCCGTTGGACACCCCGTAGAACGCCATGGCGATGAGCAGCAGGGCTGCTAGAGCGCTCACTGCCACCACCCGCGCAGCCACGTCACGGCGGTGACCCCTGCGCCGACAGCGACGACGCCGGCCGCTACCGCCGCGGTGCTGACGAGCAGAGCTGCGGTGCCGACGAACGGCGGGGGGTCAGTCGCCATGCCCGGCACCCCACATGAGGGAGTACGAGACGCTGCGCAGGCTCCAGTGCACGTAGCCACGTCGGGGCGCCTCGAGGTACACCGTGAGCGTCACGGGCATCCGCCAGAACGCGCCTCGCTCTCCGGGCGGATGCAGCGCCAGCCGACTGAACCTCACGGTGTCTCCTGTGCTCGTCGTATCGCGGCGTTCTCGGCCTGCGCCGCCTGGTGGCTGCGCAGCTCCTGCTCGAGGTCGTACCCGCCGGTGCCCTCATCGCGGGACGTGGCCTCGCCGGTCAGCAGCTGCACCTTCTCGATCAGGCCGGTGATGGCCTGCACCAGCTTGAGCTGGTCGGCGGGGGTCGGCTGGTCCATCTCGACGGTGACCTGCTCGACCTGTGAGGCGCCGGCGCCGACGCCCACCGTCTTGACGTGCACATACTCCATCGGCGCGAA